TTTTTTATGCGAGGTGATAAAATTTCTTTAGAGTCTGGTTTTTCATATTTTAATAAGGCAGGTGTACAAATATTTGAAAGTAGAAAAATATTCGATGGGTATATTTCTAAAGTAAACTCTGGAATCCCAATAGAATTAGAAATTGAGGATTCAATGTGGCTACTCAAACAAACGCCATTAGCAAATAAAACATATAAGTCAACGGATTCTTTAGAATCTATTATGAAAGATGTAATTGCACAAGTAAATAAAACACAAGGCACTGCGCTAACATATAGAGCATTGAATGTGACTAATTTTGGGCAATTGATAGTTAATAATGAAACCGCTGCGCAATTATTAAACCGACTACATAAGACATTCGGATTTAATTCATATTTTAGAGATGAGGAATTAAGATGCGGTTCGTTAATCTATGTAGAATCCGATTCAAGTACACAAACATTTATAATGAATGGTGTAGATGGCAATGTTTTAGCTGAAGGGCAGGAATTAGTATATCAACGAAAAGACGATATCAAAATTTCAGCACTAGCACATAATACGATTGAACAATTGACGGGCGAATCGACTAAGGATAATAAGCCAAAAACCAAACAAACAAGGTTGGAAGTATTGGTGTCTATTGTAAATGGTAAGCGGATTGATAGACCAATTGCAAAGGGTGAAGTTGTACCAGCCAATGAAGATGGAGAACGAATGACATTCTTTTTCCCATCTGCAAAAAACACTAAAGATTTAGCGGACTTGGCGTCCGCTAAATTAATTCAAAATTACTATACTGGATTGAAAGGTAAATTTATTGTGTATGGAATCCCTTATGTAAGACATGGAGATTATGTGCTAATCAAGAACCCACAACAACCAGAGCAAAATGGAAGGTATAAAGTAAAGGCTGTAACTTACACGGGTGGAACGGATGGGAATAGGCAGGAAATAGAAATTGATTATAAATCAGATTTTAATATAATTTTGTAGCATGGAGAATAATATACATAATGCGGTTAGGATATTAGCGGGAACAAATAAGGCTAGTGTATATTCATTTGATGCAGAGGTAACAAGCGCAGTGAATGAAGATTTAAGGACAGTTGAGGTTACCATGGTAGGGGGCGAATCTTCTAATACATTGGATGTGCGATTAATGTCGAGTGTTGATGATGGTGCTCTATTTTACCCAAAATTAAATAGTACGGTAACGGTATTAATGACCGATTATATGAACCCTATAATTATTGGGTATTCGGAAATTGAAAAAATAGTTTGGCTAGGTGGTGAACATGGAGGCGTTCCAATTGCGATTTATCCAAATGATGAGAGTAAGGGACTACTCGCTAAGATAAACGCATTGGAAAATTTACTAAACGATTTGATTTCAAACTACAATGGTCATACACATAAATATTTAGCAGGACCAGGACCAGTTGTAGACACTGCAATTACACTTTCTCCAGAAACTTCAAATATTGCTCCCATCACAGCCTTAGAAGACATTGTACATCCAAATATTACACATTAATGCAACCAAGATACGACATACGACTTTCAAGCACTTACATAAATTCAAATAATGATCTTGAATGGTTCGAAAGTGACAATACACACATACGGGATATTATCGAAATGTCCCCAGGTGCTTATAAAGAATCCCCAACGGACGGTGTAGGAATAAACAGTTTTCTAAATAGTTCAAGTGCAGAAAATGACGTAATGCAAAAAGTAGTTTTAGAATTAACGAAAGATTTATACATTTGTAACAATCCTATTGTTGTGTACGATAATACGGGCAAATTAACCATTGATGCAAATATTTAAAGCAGTTTCAAATTCAACAATTTATGACGTATGCTTAAACACATACGGGACGCTTAATTTACTTGCAAAATTAATGGATGATAATTCATTCAATGGGGTTGATACTTACCCAATTAACGGACAAGAATTTCTATATGATGAGAATTTAGTTAATGTGCAAACGAACCAAAATTTAAGTCAAAACTATTCAGTTAGTGCAGGGGCTTTACAAATTAAATACGCTACAAAATGAGTATAGGATTAAAGGCTACATTAACTGAACTGAAAACTGCATTAGCGATTCCCGTTACAAATCAAGATGGGAATAATGATACTATGTGGGTTGCAATTTACAATAACCAGCCAGAAAGAGAGCGTGACGGGAGCGGATATAATTACAAAAAACCTGCAATCTTTATAGAACCAATTTTAAGTGATGGATTATCAATTGGGGGCAGTGCTACATCTTATGAATTGAAGTTTAAATTAATGTTGGTGCATGAACATTATAATACAGAGGGAACACTAGATGAAGATTTAATCGTATTTGATATTAAGGATAATATTCACCGTGCTTTAAATGGACTTAAATTAGCCAATTGTTCGCCACTTTCGCAAACGGGTAGGATAATTGACACTAACCATGATAATTTATATATTGCAGTGTTGGAATACTCAACGCATTTTGTCGACCTTACAAGCACGTTATATGATGAACTTGATGAAACATTGAGTGAACAAACTATTGAAGACCCTATATTGGAATTAGTAGAAAATATCTATACTGGCGTATTGCCAGATGATGGGGACGGTGGTAGTACGCAAACAATTGGTGGTTCTATAATTAGCGGTTATGGCGTTGGTCCGACTATTTGGTATCAAGGTTTGGGCGTTCCTTCAAATGGGTTGGGAAATAACGGGGATTACTATTTAGATTCATCGGACGGATTTGTATATTATAAACAATCGGGTGTATGGAGTTATCTTATGACTTTGGGAACTGGCGGAGGTGGTGCTTCATGGACTGATGTAACTGTAACTGATGCAAATTTTACAGCGGAAAATGATACAAGATACTTATTAGCAGGTGGTGTACTTACCGCTAATAGAGTAGTTAATATGTCGGAGGTTACAACGCAATGTATGTTCGTTATTGGTGAGGATGCGGACGTACATTACTTATCATTCACTGGCGCAACGGTGTACAGAAAAGGCGGGTCAGAATCATTCACGCAAATAAATGGACTTTGGGCAACAGTAATCGAAACAATAGGAGGGAAATTAATTCAAATATCATAATATGAAAAAAATAATCTTATCGCTAGTCTTAATTCTAGCAACATTTACAACCTTCGCCCAACAGAATGGGGGCGATGTAAGTAATATTAAATTAAAGAATTCGGCAGGAACGAAGGACGATTGGTGGAGATTTGGACATGGAGCGATGGTCTATGATTCTGTAGGCAATGTTTATCAAGCTGCAATCAAATTAAAGACGGATTCCATTTATACAAAATTGAATACTGGGTTAACACTTAGTGGAATTGTTAAAAAGACATTAGCAACGCAGGTAGTTAGTAGTGATACTGGATTGGTTGTAAATGCTGTAATTCATGGGATTACAACAGGCGGTGGCGGCGGTTATGTAGATGTAAAAGTCAATCCATCTGGAGCATTAACCGTAGATGCAACGGTAGATAGTACAACACAGAGGGAAACGATTAAAGTAAGTGAACTACCAGCGATAACGGGAACAGTAACAGCCAACGCTGGCACAAATCTAAACACATCTTCTTTGGCTTTAGAATCAGGTGGCAATTTGGCGCAACTTGTAGCCAATACAACCAGCTTATCTGTACTACAAGGAACTACAACGTCAGGTCAGAATGCGGCACTAATATTGACTGCTACCCCGACAGCAGCGCCAACCTACACTAATGGCAAATCCAATCCCCCATCAACTACTACAACTGGTGATATCCGAGTGTATGATGCAATCGGCGCAACGGCAGCAAAACAGCCAGCATTAGGAACAGCAGGCTCGCCGAGTGCAGACGTGATAAGCGTTCAAGGTGTTGCGAACGGTAGAAGTATAATTGTTGATGGTAGCGCAGTAACACAGCCTGTAAGTATAAGTGTTCCAGCCACAATTTACAACGGTAAAAAAACGGTAACAACGGCAGGTTCAAGGGTTAGCCTAGCGTCGAGCCAAGCGTGTAAAAGTGTATGTGTCAAAGCATTGCAAACGAATAGCGGGTATATATATGTCGGAGATAGTTTCGTATCTTCAACTACGGGGTTCCAACTACTACCAGGGGATACTATTTCACTTGATATTTCCAATTTAAACACGGTAACAATTGATAGTTCTGTAAGTGGAGATGGGGTAACTTACATAACCTCAAATTAAAATAAATAAATATGAAAAACACATTACTAGGAGCATTATCAATGATGGCAATATTTATGCTAATGTCTACCAATTCTGGAACAACACAAGCTCCGCCACGAAGCCAATTCGATTTACTAAATTCCGCAACAAGCAATATAAAGGCGCAGGCATGGAATTATAATATAAATAACAATGCTGGTGGACAGTCACTAACGTCTGGCACGGTGTATTTTACTGCACTGTACTTAGCCGCACCGAGTACAATAACAGGGGCGTATGTTCCATTCAACACGCAAGGAGTGTACACGCCAACCAATAACAATAGAGTTGGGTTGTATTCAACGAATGGAACTACCTTGACATTGGTAGCGTCTAATGCGGACACGCCTACTATGTATTCATCGACAATTGGCGGTGCTATGCTTACACAGGCATTCTCGTCAACGTATAGCGCGCCAGCTGGGCTATATTACATAGCTTATCTATGGTGTTCGTCAGCTACTACCACATCTCCAAGAATTTCGGTTATGAATTTAAACGGTTCATTTGTTGACGCTGGTGTTATTGGTAGCAATTACAGATTCGGGTCTCTTGCTAGTCAAACTAATTTGCCTTCTACCCAAGCGTTATCTGGACTTAATCACAGCGGAGGTTCTGGGCAGGGGATAATTTGGGCTGGAATTTATTAATATTTAAAAACATAGACATGAAAAACTTTGAATTAGATCAAACTTATACTATTGAATTAATACCAGCTAAACCAGCTATTACTGCCACAATTGCAACGCTTACACGAACTATTGAAGACGATGGAGTGCAAGTAGTTGCGAAGGTTATTTTTGACCAATTACCAGAGCCTATGATTGTCACTTTATGGGATGCAAGCACTACACCCAACTATACACAAATAGGGAAATGGGATGATGAACAAGCAAATGCGAGAATTTTACAAGTATTAAACGCCAAATAAAATTGTAAGATAGCCATGAAAGCACTTGAAGCATTAAAATATATTCTAGGAATTACGCTAGCTTGCTTAGGTTGGTTTATTGCGTCAACAGTAACCAGAATCAACACAAAATTAGATTTACTGTTGCAAGACAAAGCGACTAAAACCGAGCAAATCAGATCCTTAGAGCGTGCAATATTTGGCAAAATTAGTGAACCAAACGAAGATTTTACTTATAACTACAAGCATGAAGAACCAAATAAATTTCTATTCGATAAGGCAAAAACTTTATACTATGAAAATGGCAAATTTATTTACTTATAAAAACAAAAAGAATGGCAAAAACAACAATCGGGAAAAAGAACATTGGCAGACCAGCGCCAAGATGGTACAGAATTACTAAAAGAGTCGTGTACATGGCGCAAGCTGGCGGTATGATGACAGGCGTGCTAACAAGATTTGGAATAACAATAGAAGACCAATTACTACTCGCAGGATGTGTAACATTCGGGATGGAAGTTCTTGCTATGGTCCTTGCCAATGGCGAAGATTATATGGTTGACGATTCCACGACAACTATTGAACCAACAATCCCTACAACATGAGCATTATCAACAAAATACCTACCGAAGTTAAAGAAGTAGCTAAAAGCGAAGCTATACACTTCCTAGACGATTACATAAATACCGAACCTAAAACCAATTACGGTAGATATTTTCGTAAAGTTGCTATGGTTGTGAAAATAATTTTGCCATTTGTAAAAATTAATAAGCCATGAGTAAAGAACCGCAATACATCGAATATCAAGGCGTGAGAATGGAAGTACTTAGAAGATTTGAATTTAAGACTATAAAAAAAGTTGAAATTTACAATCCTATCAACAAGCAACAATTCATAATCAACGAATACGAACTTACTAGAACTATTGACCAAACCATAAAAGAATAATATGGAATTATCACAAAAAGGCAAAGCTTTAATTATGCAATTTGAAGGATGTAAATTATTAGCATACCAAGATAGCGTAGGAATTTGGACGATAGGATTTGGAAATATTTATTATGAAAATAATGTAGCTGTAAAAAAGGGTGATATTATTACACATAATAGGGCAATTGAATTATTCAATTTAATTGTGAAAAGGTTTGAAGTTGATGTGGATTCATTGGTCACATCTAATGTAAATCAAAACCAATTCGATGCGATGGTAAGTCTTGCTTACAACATTGGTATAGGTAATTTTAAGTCTTCATCTTTGCTAAAAATGGTAAATAAATCTCCAAATGATACTGCTATTTACTTGCAATTTTTGCGATGGAATAAAGCTAAAGGGAAAGTAATAGAAGGACTTACAAGGCGAAGAATGGCTGAGTCAAATCTTTATAAATCATAGTTTTCTTTTCATATATATAGTGGGGGCGTGTCTACGCTCCCTTTTTTTATGCCCAAAAAACTATTTTTTAAAATATTTAAAATATATCTTGTATATATGAATATTGTTTTGTAGGTTTACGTTCTAAAACGAAAACGATGATAGCCTTGTTAAAAGCAAAAGATTTAATCGAAGAATTTTCATACGATAATACATCAAGTGGGAAACGTCATGGTAAAAAATGTGCACTAATAGCAGTTGATGAAATATACAATGCCCTATTCGTCTGCCTTAAAAACACCGATGAATTACAGAACGCAGACAGAGAGTTTGCATATTGGGAAGAAGTAAAACAAGAAATTCAAAATCTGTAATAATGAAACCAAAACTACAACCACATAAGAATCAACACGCATTAGTATTACTTACACTAATATTCCCACCTAAAGAACTATGTTTTAGATATTGGATGAGAAAATATAATAGCAGTAAATTTTGCAGCAGGCTTGGAGAAGTTGAAAAAAAACTAGGTGTTGCACTAGTCAATAGAGATGAGTGGGGAACACTTATTTTGCCAACTGGTAAAAAAAAGGATTATGTAATTTACAAGCCTATTCTATCACAAGCTCAATACATCGAATTTTACAACAAAATAAATAAATAATGCAAAGGACAGAATCATCCAACGAAACGGTAATGAACTTTAAAAAAGTTCTTATGAATTGCGCTAATAACATCAAGTATTGTGATCAGATAATTATTGAGGAAAATTTAAAAATGGATGCTAAGGATTTTATGAACGCAATCATAAGCCGAAATAAATGGATAATTCGGGAACTTGAATTGAGGACATCAAAGGAATTTGCCGAAATTATCAAAAAAGAAATATCCGATAATGACGAATCTATTTCATTCCAAAACGTCATAGACATGATGGCATTGATGGATGATGATGATAGGTTAAAACTTGAAGACTTTGCCAACGAAATTTTACAATCTAAAAAACAAATAAAATGATAAGCCAAAAACCAATAATGCACTATCTCGATTATTACAAGGAATGGTTTAACGCCTTGCACAATGCCAAGAAATTAACCGACATGAAAGACGTACACGATAAAGGTGTCAGATTCCTAGACATACTAGGAGAGCTGAAGGATGCCGACCTTATATCCATTACTATTGTCAATCGGTACATGGAGGAAGTAATATCATGCACGAACCGAAAACTTAACACTTATTATAACTAAACTTTAAACTATGGAACTACTAATCACAACAATATTCATCATTAGCCTAGCCTTAGCCTTTAATCTAGGCATGATAAAAGGAAAAAGGCTTGGTTATATGGAATGCCTAGAAAATGCCGAAAATCAACCTTTAAACGATAATTAATCATGGCAGCGGTAAACTTAAATAAGATGATCCCTTTTGAAGGTCAAATGACTAACAACATGTCTAAGAAGAAATGGAATGCTATTCGCAAAACAAAGGAGCAAGATTTTACCGATGGAAAATGGGTGAAAGTCGAAGGTGCGCCTGGAAATCTAACAAAATTCGTAAAAAATAAAAAGTAAATAGTATGACACTAGAACAAACAACCGACGCATTAATGCACTGGGTTAGGACATCAACTGAACAAGTACATTTGAACCTTATTGAAATTGCTATACAAAATTGCTTAGTTACTGTTCATTCAAAAGCATATCCGATTAACGAGATAGTACGAGCCGAAAATGTAATTATAGGTGCAATTAAATTACGCCAGATTGAACTTGATTCTATTGGCGAAGATTTAGCAAAAACTAGAATGTACGAACAGGGATATATTAACGCGGTTCATGAGATGGATTAACGGTATCTGGCTTGGCGTTTGTTGTGGATTTCCAGCACTAAAGCCGATTGATAGTACAAACTTTAATTTTAGCACAAATGATTATAGATAGCACAAAAGCCCCCAATGACGCAAAACCACTGTTACAGGCAGTACGGGTTTTAAATCTATATGCGTGTCTTGGTGGCAATCGTTATAAGTGGGATGAAGTGGCAAATATTGAAGTTACGGCAGTTGAATGGGATGAAGAACTTGCTAAACTATATCAAGAAAGATTTCCAAACGATAAAGTGATTATAGCTGATGCACACGAATATTTATTAAAACACTTTAAAGAGTTTGATTTCATCTAGAGTTCGCCACCTTGTCCGAGCCATAGCAAAGTTAGAATAACTCAAAAGACAAGAGAAAACTTTAAGTTTATTTATCCTGATATGAAACTTTATGAAGAAGTAATTTTCTTAGATAATTTCTTTGATGGCAAATATGTAGTTGAAAATGTAACACCTTACTATGAGCCATTAATACCAGCTAAAAAAAGAGGTAGGCATTTATATTGGACAAACTTCAATTTACCTAATAACATAAATGAACGAAAGTTAGATGGTATTTTATGTGCAATGGACAATGAAATTGAAACCCTATGTAATTTTCACGATTACGATTTTAGAAAATACAAAGGCGAACAAAGGCTTGATAAGGTGGCGAGAAACCTTGTAGATTATGAAGCGGGTAAAACAATATTTCAAACTGCTTTAGGAATTATAGAAAGGTCAAATATTAAGCAAAATTCTCTTTTCGGAGATGGATGGTAGTATTGCCTGTAACGTTTCCGCTATGAGTAGTGGCGGATTTGGAACTACTCACTATCAAAATACAATAAACTATATGAAAAGCACAAAAGATAAACAACAGACTAACCCGCCATTACTTATAGCGAGTGTTAGCCGCTGCCTTATTCATTATGGTTCTAAGGTTTTTAATCCTGAATTATTCCAACCTATTAAAAATGATAATTGGATAAAGCCTAAAGGTGGGTTATGGACTTCTCCAATTAATTCAAATTGGGGTTGGAAAGATTGGTGTGAAAGTGAAGATTTTAGAGAATGTAGTAAAGAAAACTCATTTACCTTAAAACTGCATGATTGGGCTAAAATATGCGTAATTGATAGCGTTTCAGACTTGGTATGTTTACCATATTATGAAAGCTATAAAAGATATTTAGACTTTGAAAAGATTGCAGAAAATTACGATGCAATTTGGCTAACCGAAAAAGGGATGCAAGAAACAAGATGGTCAGATCCTGATTTATACGGATGGGATTGTGAAACATTCTTAATTCTAAACCCTAAATGCTGTTACGAAGCCGTTTCTTAGGTTGCGGCTAACTCTCTTATTACCGAAACTTTATATCGTCAATCTATCCAATTTGGAACGATTGGCGATATTTTTTTAATTTATTTTTCCCAGCAAACTATTGATTTTGCTACATTCTTAAAATTATTTTGATTTTTTGTAAAAATAAATTGGGTAAATAGTTGTGTATATGGAATACTTGTTATACATTTGAATTCTAAAACAAAAGAAAATGAAAAACACATTTAAAATCAAAGTAACACAAAAAACTGAAAAGGAAATCGAGATACAATTTCCGATGTACTTAACATCAATGTTTAGCGGATGTTGCGCTATTTACGCAGAAAACAAAATCTATCTTGTTGATAGGAATTCTATTAGAAAAGGGTGTCAAAAAATAGAAAATTACTTTAGCGATTACCCAACAGCCTCAACTAGAGAAGAATTTATGGAACTATTTGAGATAGCAAAAAAAGAGATGCAACAAACAGTAATTGACATTATTTGGCGTGAATCAATGGAACAGAATCCTGCAATGGCTGACATGACCGTTAAGGACTATTCTCGTGAACGATTAGAAGAAATGAACATGGGCGTTAGAGAAGCTGATGAAGCGGAACGTATGGAGCGAAACGAAGAAGATAGAACAGAATCATTTATGAATGAATATTAATCAAATTTTAAACCAAAAAAACGACAAAATGAGTACAGAAATTCAAACAACAAACGGAATAGTTGCGCCAAAGCAATTTTTTTCACAAGATACCGTAAAACAAAAATTCCAAGAAATACTAGGGAAAAGGGCAACAGCTTTTATAACATCGGTGCTACAAATTGTAGCATCGAATAAACTTTTGGCTAATGCAACAACTGAAAGCATTTATCATTCTGCAATGGTAGCAGCGACATTGGATTTGCCACTAAACAACAATCTTGGATTCGCATACATTGTTCCTTATAATCAATCGGTAAAAGATGAACAAGGGAATTGGAAAAAAATACAAGTAGCTCAATTCCAAATGGGTTACAAAGGATTTATACAACTTGTACAACGTAGTGGACAATGTAAGTCCATTTATGCAACGGAAATTTACGAAGGTCAAATAATAGATGAAAATCCGTTAGATGGATATGTGTTTGATTTTAGCAAAAAAACCTCGTCTAAGGTGGTTGGCTATGCTTGTCGAATTAAATTGATTAATGGCTTTGAGAGTACTAATTACATGACAGTTGAAAAGATTGAAGGACATGCGAAACGATTTTCGCAGACTTACAAAAATGGAACAGGTATCTGGAAAGATGATTTTGACAGCATGGCAAAAAAGACAGTTACAAAATTGCTACTATCCAAATATGCCCCAATGACTGTGGAATTAAATACTGCGGTAGTTGCAGACCAATCTGTTATCAAGGATGCTGAAACATTGGACATAGAGTACAGCGATAATATGCCATCTTCAATAGATGAGATTAACGATGAAAAAGAAACCTCAAGATTGAAGGAATTTATATTGAACGCAAAGACACGCAAAGAATTAGTTTCGGTTGTTGACTTATGCGAACAATACGGATTGATAGAATTATACGATAACCAAATAAACATCATAGATAATGGAACAAAATAAGCCTATCCTATTCTCATGCCATAATGCGCATGGGTTACTTACAGAACCGAAAACAATCAAGGATAAAGAAGCTGGAAAACTAGCACTCACTACGCAAACACTTGTAAAGGACATGTGGTTACATCGTGAATATGGCTACAAAGAAAGAGTAATGACAGATGAAATGTATAAAGGTCTTATTTGTGAACAGGATTCTATGGCACTCGTTCAATCTGTTCTAGGTGGTGAATTTAGAAAGCGATTTAATAAACGGATCGAAAATGAATATCTCATAGGAACTCCAGACATTGTATTAGATAGTGAAGATTACGTTGAAGATGTGAAGACTAGCTACACGCTCAAATCATTTTTTAATGCCGAATTAACCGATTTATACCATACACAAGGACAATGTTATATGTGGTTGACAGGGAAACGTTCATATAGGCTTATTTATTGCCTAGTTCCTACTCCTGGCGAAATAATATTGAATGAGCAAAAGAAACTGTACTACAAATTTAATTGCAACGAAGAAAATAAAGACTATCAACAAATGTCGGAGCAGGTTCAATTCAATAATGATTTGATACTTAATCTACCAATCGAAAAAAGAGTAAAAGTTTTCGAATTTGGATATGATGAAACGGTAATTGAAAAATTGAAGTTGCAAATCGACAAAGCAAGAATTTACTATTCATCTTTAAAAATTTAATTTCTCAAAATAAAGTGCAATAAATTTCGCAATGCAAATAATACATATTACCTTCACATCCTAAAATTAAACAAACCATGAGAGAAAAATCAAAAAGACAAAAGCCAATACTAACTGAGGCTCAAAAAAAAGTAATAGCTGAAAAATCAAGTTGCATTCCACTGAAGCAAATTGCAACAGAATTAAAAGTCCCTTATCAATGGTGCTACAAGTGGGCAGTTGATAACAATATAATCCTTAAATACTGCCGAAAAGTAGAACCATCAAGACGTGTACACGTTGAAGTAAAAGGATATTTCTTCGATTGGGAACATTACCACAATGGTGAATCAATAGTAGTAGGATTCCAAAGCAAAGAAGATGTACTACAAGATTTGAAAGAGCCAAAAGATAGGGCATTCTTAAAAAAGTTTCCTTACTTCGGTAAAGAGTTGGACGAATACATCCCAGTGGCACAAAGGAATTAAATTTAATCGGCTGGTGGTGTCTAGGTTTCGTTTCCTTCGCCTTTACATTGGTTTTGCGTTTCATATTCGCTTTTACAATGACAGCCTTTTTTTAAAATAAACGGGATTGCGTATAACGGTTTGCGGCTTGGCGCTCGTTTTAATGCCGCCAATGTGATGTTAGCACCAGTACGCATTAATTAACTAAAAACATAAATAGAATGAAATTAACGATTGAAAATTTAATACTGTGTTTATCGAAAATTGATTACAAGCTAAAAGGCAAAACACCAAACAGGTTTATTTTCACAAAAGAAAATGAAAATACTGGTATAAGAGTATGGAACGAAACAATTGATTTTAACATGGATTGCGGAATAAAAGCAGTTTCCCTAATGGGCAAATGCACAATAAAAATGCTTGGTAAAACTACCGTAATGTTTGGCAGTGAAAAGTTATTCATACAATTACACAATTTTGATAAACGCAATAAGAAGTACTAAGATAGTATTGGTGCTAACGTTTTGCAGATAGGCGACAGGCTGCGATTTAAAAACACAAATTTTTCACTTAACAACAAAATAAAATATGGAACACGAAACTAAATTATCAGACTACACTTGCAGCTTGCGCCAAACTGCTGTTATGCCTCGTTTTTTTATCGGGCAGGAAGTAAAAACAGAACACGGTATTGGTATTATAGTAGCGATTGAAATGCCACACAACGGACTTTATTTGCAGCCCGAAAGAGCCGAAGCTGTTGTTTGGTACAGCACGGAAAGAGCGTTTGAAGAAAGTATTAAATGGGTCAGCTTCACTTATCAACTGTCTGAATTGTCGGCTTTCGAAAATGAGGCATAACGAACGGCGTTTGCTGATGTGGCGATTAGAAAACACTAAAACGTCTTAACGCATGAAATTAATTATATAACTAAACTATTATTAACCGATGAAACGCCATAGCTGCAAACGTGTGTTAGCGGCTGGCGTTTTTAAAATCATTAAAATGAAAGCGAACAAAATTGTTTACAGTCGTCTGATTTCTAAAGGCAACTACGAAAATGCCAAAATTGAAATTGAATTAGAAGTTGAAGCTGGTGAAAAGGCTTCCGAAGTATTTGAAGCAGCTAAAAAGTGGGTTGAAAAACGCATTGCAGTTGAAAAGCTGTCTGATTACACTATTGACAAAGCTCGCAAAGTGATGGATGATAAACGAAACCACACTTTAGCACAAATTGAGGAAGCCGAAGAAATTTTGTCAAAAGTTAAAGTAAGTGATGATGAGTTGCCTTTTTAGGTGGCTCGTCATACGCTTGCCGCTAACGGCCAGGTATTGCCGAAGGTGGGTCATTAAATCACCAAAGTTAATTAAAAGTACAAAAGATGAATATAGATACAAAAGTTTATAGAAAGCACGAAAGCCCCACTTTTGGCAATACCTTGTTAGGTGCAGTGCCTTCTGTGGTGTATAATGAGGATTGTGTTGAGGCTTTAAAACGCTTTGACGATAACTACTTTGATATTGCTATTGTAGACCCACCTTATGGGCTTGGGAATAGATTAAGCGATGGAGGTGGCAAGCTAAAAAATACTCCTATGGCTGTGCTTTACAGAGATAAAGATTGGGATGTATTACCAACAGCCGAATATTGGGAGCAGTTGTTTAGAGTAAGCAAAAATCAAATGGTTTTTGGGGCTAATTACTTTCTTGAATATTTGCCGAGCAGTAGAGGTATAATTTGTTGGGATAAAAAACAAGATATGCCAACGCTTTCGGCTTGGGAATTAGTTTGGACATCATTTGATAAGCCGAGCAAAATATACAAGAAAGTAAGCACAGATTTAGACCGCTTTCATCCAACCCAAAAACCTATTGGCGTTTATGATTTTTGCTTACATTTTGCAAAAGCACAGCCACAAATGAAAATGCTTGACACCCACGTTGGAAGTGGAAGTAGCAGAATAGCTGCCCATAAGATGGGGCTACAATACACAGGATTTGAAATTGATACAGAATATTATGAGAAACAAGAAAAGCGTTTTAAAGATTTTGTCAGCCAACTCCGAATGTTTTAGGGTGTCGCTGGCATTGCACCTAACTTACTTATTGCCGAAACTTTATATCGGCAATCCCCCCAAAATAGAATGATAAACGAAATTAACTAAAAACAAAACGAAAAAGATGGAACAGATCACAATTTATGAAGGCGCAATTAATCCTT